GGTCTTGCTGCGATCAAGACTGAAGGTGGTGCGGTTAGCTTCGACAACAACGCTTCAGAGCGTTACGTCTACAACCAAGAGCACTATGAAATCGGTCTGGGTTACGGGATCACCCGCAAGGCGATCGACGACAACCTCTATAAGACCCAGTTCACGCCCACGAACCTTGGCCTGATCGAATCTTTCGCTCAGACGAAGGAAATCTATGGCGCGAATATCCTCAACACTGCTACGACGTATAATGCGTCGGTTGGCGGTGACGGCAAGGCGCTGTGCGCGACCGATCATCCGATCGATGGCGCTACTGTTGCTAACCGTCCGACGGTTGACGTTGATCTGAACGAAGCTTCGCTTCTGAATGGCATGATCGCCATTCGTCAGAACTTCAAGGACATCGCTGGCCTGAAGATCTTCGCTCGTGGCCGCAAGCTGATTGTTCCGCCGACTCTGGAACCGGTTGCTATTCGTCTTACCAAGACTGAATTGCGTCCGGGCACGGCGAACAATGACGTCAATGCGATCCTGACAACCGCGGGCGGCCTGCCCGAGGGCTACATGGTCAATGATTTCTTGACGTCGCAGCGCGCTTGGTTCCTGCTGACCAACATCAAGGGTCTCGTTTATATGGAACGCGTTCCGTATGAAATGGATATGCAGGTCGACTTTACCACAGATAACCTGCTGGTTAAGGGCTATGAGCGTTATTCGTTCGGTTACTACAATTTCCGTTCGATCTACGGTTCGTTCCCGACGTCGTAATAAGCAAGGGCGGGGTGTAATAGCTCCGCCCTTTATCTATCCGGGCTTTGAGCCCTATCGACTGGCCCGGCAGACTCTGCACAGACGATACGGCGAAACCTAGTGCAGGATAGGGCTAGTTGCCAAACTAGTTGACAAATTGGCTCTGTATATTAAAATGTGGGCTGGACAACTTTGATGAGGGTAGTTCGTGCCATACGCTAACGATATTTGCGGAATTTACAAAATTGTAAATAAAAAATCTGGACTTTGTTACGTTGGGCAATCTCAACGTGTCAAAAAAAGGGTTTCCGAGCATTTTCGTCAGCTTCGGTCAAACAAGCACCCTAATCCTAAGCTCCAGAACGCTTTTAATAAGCATGGCGAAGATAGCTTTGATTGGAAAATTGAAGTTATCTGCGAAAAAGCGTCCGACTTAGATGTTATAGAAAACGCTTTAATATCTGGGAGCGCCAGATTTATGGAGCCTGTTTTCTACAATATTGCATCATTTGCCAAGGCTCCGATGCGTGGGAAAACTCACTCTGAAGAATCTAGGAAAAAGATTAGTGATGGACGCAGGGCAACTACTTTTGATTACAATTCTGATGAGTATAGAAAATCTCTTTCACGCGCGCAGCATAAAAGAGTGTTTTCTAATCCAGAATATGTAAAAAAAGTTAAGTTTATTATCGAAAATCCAAATTTAACTTACGCTGAACGCGCTAGGTTAGTTGGGTCTGATACTAGCACTGTCCGGAAGATCGCCATGAAATACAGCCCTATGTTAGGAGTTATATAATGACTGCAACTACTTTCACTGGGCCGATTACGGCCGGTGACATTCTATACACGACGGGCACTACTGTCGGCACCGACGTGGCCAATGTTGGTTACGTTGTTATGTCTCAGTCTGCTCCGTTTACTCAGGCGACGAACATTAGCTCTGCTGGTGTCTATAAGACGTCGATCGTTATTCCGGCTAACAGCCGCATTATCGCGATCACGGCGACTTTAACGGCGGCTTGGAGCGGCGTTGCTACGACAATTAATGTCGGCACAAACTCGACGGCTACGCAGCTTGCGGTTGCTGCTGACAATGATTTCTCGACGACTGTCGGCAATAAGTCGATCGTTCCGGGTGACAGCGCCACGCGCGCGGCGGTCTGGATCGATGTCGGCGCTACTGACGTCCAGATTTACACGAAATCCACCAACACCGGCACTGGCGTTGGCGTTCTCACCGTTACCTATGCTCAGGCGCTTGACCTGACTGCTTAATAAGGAATTACGAACATCAAAGCTGCGAAGAGCAAGATTGAGAGCGCCAAGAAGGGCGTTGTTGTTGGCGACAAGACCCCGTCGATGACCTACGCTGGTGGCGATTCGAACGTCATCAAGGAAGCCAAGGCCCGCAAGAAGGGCGGCTCGTGCAAGGCGATGGGTGGCAAAGCCGCCAAGCGTCTCGACCGTCCGGCTCGCAAGACCGGCGGCAAGGTTGGCGCCAATGAGCGTCCGCTTTCGACGGCGGCCCACACGTCCGATCGTCCGGGCGGCGACGTCCAAGAGGCGTAAGAATACAGGGGCCGCCTAGTGCGGCCCTTTCTCTTGGAGGCGGCTATGGCTGAGAAATGGATTAGTGGGGCGATTAAAAATCCGGGCGCCCTTCGCAAGGCTCTGCATGTTCCGGAAGGGAAAAATATCCCGTCTGGCAAGCTTGAGAAAGCGTCCCATTCTGAGAATCCCACGCTGGCGAAGCGCGCCAATTTAGCCAAGACATTGAAAGCCATGCATCGCAAATATGGTGGCGACGTTTAAGGAATAAACCTATGCAGCCGATTTCGGTTACTGTTGGCCCTATCACAACGGGTGACGACAATCTGATTGCTCTGGCTCAGACTGTGTCATTCCCTAACAATCTTTCGCTTACTGCTTCGGTTGTTGTTCTTGATGCTCCGCGTCAGGTGATTATAACTAGCTCTGGCAACGATGCGTCCGTTCATTTTACGATTTATGGCACGACATTTGGTGGTCATGAGGTATCTGAAACGGTGACGGGCGTGGATTCAGGCGCTGTCGCTACGGTTACAGACTTTAAAACAGTCACTCGCGTCTATGCGGATGCCCCTACGGATGGCAATGTCATCGTGGGAACGAATGGCGTCGCTGGTTCGCGCTGGGTTCGCCTTGATAACTGGGCTTTCGCGCAGACGGCAGTTCAAGTTAACGTCAATGGCACGGCTGATTTTACAATTCAGACGACACTTGATGATCCGAACGATCCGATTAGCCCGGTTGATGTCTCTGACGTCAATTGGCTTAACGCTTTAGACGCCAATTTGGTGACTACTGCGGTTAATACGTCGGGATATATCGCTTATACGCCTAGTTACGTCCGGGTTTTGCTTAATAGCGGCTCTGGTTCTGTTACTTCGACGTTCTCGCAGGCCGGAAACGTGCCCCTGTAAGTAAATTCAGGATAATTTCTATGTCCACGAGCGGAACTTACACTTTCTCGCCCAATCTTGGTGAGATTGTTATTAATGCTTTCGCTAAATGTGGCATACGTCGCACGGAAATAACTAATCAGCACATGGAAGATGCCCGCATGGAGGCAAATTTCATGATGTCTGACTGGGCAGGCGATGGAATTAACCTTTGGGAAGTGCAAAAAACGACAATTAACCTGTTTCAGGGGCAAGCTGAATACTCGATCCCGGCAAATGTCGTGTTTATGCTCGACGTTTATATCCGGCAGGATGGGTTTGATCGTCTTATCTTCCCGATTTCCCGCTCTGACTATGCGTCTTTTGCTCAGAAAGACTTGCAAGGCTACCCGACAAGCTTTTGGTTTGATCGTTTGATCAATCCGACACTCTATGTGTGGCCGGTTCCTGATCAAGATGGGCAATATACCCTTACTTACTATTACATGCGCCAAGCCATGGATAGTGAGCTTACCAACGGGACGCAGCCAGAGGTTCCTTGGTATTATCTGAATGCTTTTGCTGACGGATTAGCGGCTCGACTGGCCTATATTTACGCTCCTGATAAAGTGGCGGTTCTCCAGCCCAAGTCTGATAAATCTTGGTTTAGAGCGCTACAGGTTGGCAGTGAGAATGTCCCAATAACTCTTAATGTTGGTTTGCGGGGTTACTTTCGATGACGTATCCGCATGGCCGAGCTAAGGTTGATGCAACCTCACCTAGAGCTTTCGGCATATGCGACCGTTGCGGCCTGCTTTATAACCATTCAGACTTGCATTGGCAGTATGATTTCCGTGGTCGGTCGCTGGCCAATTTGCGTATTTTGGTATGCGATACTTGCGAAGATACTCCGCAGCCGCAGCTCAAGCCGCGTATTATTCCGCCTGATCCTGTGCCGATCCAGAACGCCCGCCCTGAGCGGTATCGTCAGTATGAGACAAATACTCGATATACTCAGGGCAATACGGTTGATTTTTGGACGGGCCTCCCTGTTGCTGGCGGCGATGTTCGTGAGACGCAGGGTGGGAATGACCGCGTCACCCAGATGACTGGCGCGGCTCCCGGCAACAGAAACATGTTCCCCGGCACAAGGTTTACGGTCCCGGCTGATGCAAATGCTGGAGTTCCGTATGGTTCGCCGGGTGTCCCGAATACCGGTCGCTTGACGACCATTGATGGCTACGTTGTTTGGACGAATGACTCCCCCGATCCGAACTACTGGCTAAACGATGAAGATGCCCAGCTCTACTGGGGCGCTTAATTCAAAGGGTTAAGATATGTCCGTTCCGTATAAATTTGGCACAATCCCAAGTGGCGAAACGATCCCTCTTAACTACCTTGACGACAATTTCACTTATCTTGAGAACCAGATTGGCCCCGGCGGTCAAGGTCCCACTGGCCCCACGGGCGCAATAGGCGCGACAGGTCCTACCGGTTCTCCGGGTTATGTTGGTTCTGATGGCCCTACTGGACCTACGGGAGCAACTGGGCCCACTGGAACTTCTGGGTCTGCTGGGCCCACGGGACCGTCTGGCAGCGGCCCCACGGGGCCCACGGGTGCGGCTGGTAGTGGCATCCAATACAAGGGCACTGTCGCCGCAACTGGTAGCCTCCCGCCGAGCGGCAATACGCAGGGTGACGCATATATCGTTACTTCGACAAATCATCTTTGGATTTGGAATGGTTCGGCTTGGACCGATGGCGGCGCCGTAACAATTGGCGTTACCGGTCCTACAGGTCCCACCGGCGCGACGGGTAACACTGGTTCTACCGGCCCTACTGGTGCAAATTCTACAGTTGCCGGCCCGACTGGCGCCACTGGCTCCACGGGTCCGACTGGCGCTGGCCCGACCGGACCCACTGGGGCAACAGGTCCCACCGGATATGGGGCGACCGGCCCTACAGGTCTTGGCTATAGCGGCCTTACCAGCACGTCCGCTGTTGTTGTCGGCACAGGCTCTAAGTCGTTTACGACTAATCTGGCATCGACCGCGACTGCGTTTACTGTTGGCGAATATATCCGCGTGTTCAATACTGCGTCCCCGACTAATTATATGGAAGGGACGATTTCATTCTTCAGCTCCACGAACCTTGTCCTTAACGCCACAGTAACAGGCGGTAGCGGCACGTATGCTGCTTGGACATTTTCGGCTGCGGGTTTAACCGGTCCGACTGGCCCGACCGGCACAGGCCCTACGGGCCCGACTGGTGCAAATTCTACAGTTGCTGGCCCAACCGGACCGACTGGCGCAGGTCCGACTGGTCCGACTGGTGCAAATTCTACCGTTGCAGGCCCGACAGGTCCTACGGGCCTTAATGGAATAAACGGAACGACCGGCCCTACCGGCGCCACAGGCCCGGCGTCTACTGTTGCGGGGCCAACCGGCCCTACTGGCCAAACTGGTATCGCCGGCCCTACGGGAGCAACCGGAGCGGCATCAACGGTAGCTGGCCCGACCGGGTCAACTGGCCCAACTGGTCTTACGGGTATTGGCTATAACGGTCTATCCAGCAGCACGTCGACACTTATCGGAACTGGGGCCAAGACTTTTACAACAAATCTTGCGTCTACAGCTTCGGCATTCGTTACGGGCTCTTATGTCCGTGTAGCCTCTGCGGCGTCTCCTTCCAACTACATGGAAGGAACAATTACTTCATTTAGCAGCACAACGCTTGCTGTTAACGTCGTAAATATTGGCGGGTCGGGAACTTTCGCCTCGTGGAACTTCTCCATTGGCGGTCCGCTTGGCCCGACTGGCGCCACTGGTCCCACGGGCCAGCAAGGCATTCAGGGCCCTACCGGCCCCACAGGAGCCAATTCTACAGTTGCCGGCCCGACTGGCGCCACTGGCTCCACTGGGCCGACTGGCGCTACTGGCCCCGGTGGTGGCGCAAACATTGCCACGATTGCTGCGCTCAGAGCTACAACGGTTACTGCCACGAATGCGCAGGTTCAGGGCTATTATACCGCTGGAGATGGTGGTGGCGGCCTGTTTTATGGTGTGACGACTGGCGGCCCTTATGTTGATAACGGCGGATCAATTATCACCACCGGGCTTGGCGTATCTGCATCCTCGGCATGGCTTAGAGTTGATTACAATTCCCCGTATAATGTTCTGCAATGGGGCGCTTATAAAAATAATACTAATGCGGCGACAACCACTACTGCTATTCAGACTTTGATTAATTTTGTCGGAGCTGCGGGTGGTGGTGCGGTATATTTCCCCGGAGGAGATTATTTAATTAGTTCGACGCTCAATGTAACATCTCCAAATATTACATTGATGGGAGACAATCTACGGGCAAGCACTATTGTTACAACTAGCACCACGATAAACATAGTTTCCATATCTGGAATTGATACGGCTAGAGTTGAAAAATTAAATGTGTCGAGAAACGCGATTGCCTCGTCAACGGCGGCAAAAGGATTTTCTGTTACCGGTTGCATGAATGTTGTCATGGAGAACGTATCTTCCGACAACAATGGAACAGGATTTTATATCAGTAATTCAGGAGCTTTCTTTTATAGGTGCCGCGCAGTCAATGACACGACGGCCCCGGCTACTGTGTATGGTTTTTGGTCTGATTCGACAGGAGGACTACCAAATCCATCGCTTTATATCCTTGAGTGTCAAACAATTGATTTGGCCTCAGGCACAAGCTACGGAATATATGTCTATGGGTCTGATGTAAAAGATTTGTTTATCAGGTCGTTTGAGTCAGCCACAAATAACTACGGTATCTGGATACAGTCGACAGCCTCAACTAATAATTTTGACATAGATATTAGTGAGGCGGTTATTGATACTTTCTATACGGAAGGTATTGTTCTTGTAAACCTGCAGTCGGCATCGGTGGTTAATACATGGTTTAACCCTGCATCTGGCGCTACGGATAGCTTGAGGATTCAAAGCTGTAGGAATGTTTTGGTTAACGGCAGTCAATTTTTTGGCGGTCCAAACTACGCCACTCATATCGGTGTCTATTGTAATACCGCTTACACTACGACAATTACTGGAAATGCTTTCCAAAACAACAATGTCCACGTCAAGCTTTCGTCCAGTGGACTGAATACAGTTTGTGGGAACACATTCTATAATCTTTCGACTCAAGGAGCTTCGTCGCAGGTATTGCTAGATACTAGCTCGTTTAGAACGGCAATTACGGGTAATGTTTTTGATGGAACGGCTACGTATTATCTGAATATCAGTTCTGGTTGTGGCTACAATTATGTTCTGGGGAATGTCGTCAATGCTGCAAGCGGGACTCAGATCACCAATAACGGCGGCACGACAAACCAAACTGCGACATACACTGCTCTCACAACTGGATATATTGCGTAATCTTAAGATTAAAAATCAATAATCGATGCGCTAAAGTAAGGTGATATATGGCAAACGTCCAAATACCTCAACTCCCATTAGCCATCAATCTGAATGGCACTGAGCAGCTTGAAGCTGTTCAAGAGGGGTCGTCTGTCCGCATTACCTCTGCGCAGATTGCTGCTCTTGGCGCTGGGCCTACCGGCGCTCTTGGCGCGACTGGTCCGACGGGGCCTACTGGGCCGATTGGTGTTACCGGCCCCACAGGTGCGGCATCGACGGTTGCAGGCCCCACGGGACCGCAAGGCAATTTGGGTAACACTGGCCCGACTGGTCCTACTGGATCTACGGGTGTCACGGGTCCTACGGGCTCGACGGGCTCTACAGGTCCCACGGGCCCCACGGGCGCCACAGGTGCGGCCTCGACTGTTGCCGGACCGACTGGCCCGCAAGGCCCTATTGGTAACACTGGTCCGACAGGCGCAAAGGGCGATCTTGGACCTCCGGGCGTTGCGGGTCCAACGGGCGCCACTGGTCCGACTGGTGCATTCGGTAATGTTGGCCCCACCGGCCCCACCGGATCGATCGGCGCGACTGGGCCGACTGGTAATACTGGTCCCACAGGGGCTACAGGCGATACAGGCCCGACAGGCCCGACAGGTGCTACCGGTTCAATAGGTGCCACTGGAGCTACCGGCGCTGGAGCTACGGGGGCAACAGGTGCTCTCGGGCCCACAGGTCCTACGGGTCCAGCAGGTGCCACGGGACCGGCCGGCGGAGGCGCAACTGGAGCTACCGGTGCTATTGGTGCAACTGGTGCTACCGGTAGCGTTGGACCCACGGGTGCCACAGGTGCTACTGG